GCCAGCCAACGGATTGCCGTTGAGCGTCGCGGCTGAGACAACAGCCTCAACCATCGACTTCACATCCTCCTCAACCAGCGGAGGAAATACCGCGTTTACGGTCACGTCAATCGGCTTATCTCGTTTCATCTCATCTTCGTTCTTGGTGTCGTCCGCATATACGAACCGCTCACCTTCCCAGTCGTCTGACTCCCACTCACCCGTGACTGATTTGTACCCGGTCTCCGCCATGCGCTGCACCACGAACGCGCAGATATCTTCGATCATGCCTTTGTAGAGCAACTGACGCAGACTGAACTCAAGCTCAGTCGGCCTATTAAGTGATCGCGCCGTTGCCAGTGTTCCCACAGAAGCGTCACCAAAGAACGTCTCAGGCAGCCCCATCTCAGCGCAGACCATCAACAACAGTCGCCGACCGTCTTCCGCAGATGTAGTTGCGCCCGCTGTCTTGATCGGCGTTAGCTTCGTGCCCTCTGCGTGAACGAATGCCGATCCCGCAGATGGAGCTGGCTGATAATCCCCGCCACTTGAGATCTTGGAATCGAGCGCCGCCTTCGCTGCGCTCCGTCCCTTGGCTGTCTTCTTCACCATGTCCCACGCGAATCGCGCATAGGATCGAACGATCGTCGCCCAGTCAGAGAGGAACTTGTTGTATGCCTGTGCCCACGCCTGCGATGCGTAGATCTCGGACGTGCCAAACTTTTGATTCAGGACGGCGTTCACCTTCACGTGATAGATCGGCTTATCCCAGTCCACCGCAACGTCGCCAATCTTGTCTACCTTATTCGCAGCGTCCGGGCGATACTTCCAGTCTGGATACCATGCCTTGCGAATATCTTTCTTCCCAGTGAGCCGGCTCTCCTCTGTCCACGATCGCAGATAATACCACGGCTCGTTGCGGTCCTCTGGGTTGCACTCGATATCTTCAACCTCGGAGAAGGGGATTAAGCTGATTCGTGTCCCGCCCTTGCCGTTGTCGAAGAAGACAAAGAACAGATTCGCCGTGATCCACAAGTCCTTCTCTAGCTTGACCAATGAGGGGATGGTAGTGAATACAGCGCGGTTCTTCTGATCTTCCATGAACACCTGCACGATCTCGTCTACCTCGGGATGCACCGCAGTGACGGTCACGCCTTGCCCAAAGACGTAGTTTGCCTGCGTCTTCACGCCGCGACGGATGAGCGGATTCTTCATCCAGTAGAGGAGTGATTGCTTGGTAATCTTGCGCAGTCCGTCCCGCGAGAATTCTTGCTCACTCGTGCCAGAGACCTTCTGCCAGTTGATGTCCTCAAGCTCTAGTTCGAGATCCGCTAACCGCTCCACGTAATTGGCACGATCCACCCGCATCTGTTCGGCAAGCTCGGCAACTGTAACCCTGCTACTCATGCTATGGCCTCCGGGTATATGCGAGCACACCCTACACGCCAATGTCCGTCTGTGCACTCCATCTTCATGCGCCGGTGCCATCTGTTATACTTTCTCGCAAAGCGAGCATATGCCATCTTTAAAGTTCTAGCCTTGACACTCCCCAAATGTATCGGCCCTGTGTAACCAGTTCCTTGAAGTGTCATACCCTCAGTCCACATGTCCCACTTAATCTTCCCACCGAATAGGCTATATAGTGCCTCTGGGTCGGGGTCCGGCGCTGGTGGTGGCTCTCGCATCTTCCTGCTACTCATGTCGCCCCTCCTAGTCTGGGGAGATCGCGTCTGACTCAGTATACACCCTAATCGCCATCGTAGTCAATACCACTCCTTTCTGTGCGGAGCGGCTATTGAACGAACGCCAACGTACGATCCTAGCCGCCCAGCCTATCGTCCCTATGACAACATTTACATCTCCGTTGTAGTTTCTGGATATTTCTTCTTTAATTGCGCAAGCCACGCCCGCTCATCAGCTTCTGTAACCGAAAGCTTCTCAAGTAGTCGTTTTTCTTCTTTCTCCTTCCATTGGCGCGCCGCTTCCTCTTTCGCCTCCTTATTCAGTTTCTCCCAGTCTTTAGACCATAAACACGCGATAGGAATCCACGCTTGTTCGGTTGCATGTCCTACGCTATAGTCAATTATCAATCTTCCGGCACTGGAGTGGTCTCCTTCCCATACTTCGTAAACCTCGTTATCTTTACACCAATAGGGAGTAATGGTTTCCAGTATATGCTGTGCCCACACATTGATAGCTGCTTCTTTCGCAACATGTTGGCGGCATTCCTTTTCATTGGCAAACGGTATTTTCAGCATTGCGACCTCCTCCTATATCCTAGCTACTTTTCCAGACCGCCCTATCCTTGCGACTAAATGCCAATCGTGCGGCAAGCAGAGTACCCCCATATTTTGAGGCGGCTGGCCGGTCGCTACTCCGGCTCCCTAACCTATATGGCTAGGCTAGTTGGACTCGAACCAACACATCGTCGGGATGCCTCCCCGCTCTACCATTGAGCTATAGGCGTGTCTGCTTTCCACGCCGCAACCGCCCTCATATCAATCCCACAACGCCCGCCAACACGACCGCGATCATCGCCCCGATGAGTAGCCCCACGATCAGCCAGCCCATCAGCCCTTATCCCATACCTCATCGAGGTCTTCCAGCACCACAGTAGCCTCGCTGATATAAGGCGAAGACGCTGCCAGCATCACGACCGCCCCTTTCAGCGCATCCAGCTTCCTCGCCAAATCCTCGACCCTCAAGAAGAGCCAAATCACTACATCGTCCATCAGAGTCTCAAAGCTTGGGGGGCATCCCTCCACTTCTGCCTTTAGTCTCTCCCGCGCTTCATCCCACTCGGTATTCGATATGTCACGGCGGTCGATCATCGTTCCTCCTCAATCTTCAATCCGCCGAATCCGGCGACCCATACGGCAAAGGCCAACAATGGTCTCGCCAAGCAAAGTCGTATCCTCGCCTTTTTCGTCCCAGTTATACGGACGGTCATCGTTGTCTGCTTCACAATCTTGCCTAAATCAGTCTCCGCTCTCATGTTCATCCCTCCTAGTACGTCGATATCTCTTGCCGATCATCATACACCACAATACTATGCTCGTCTTCCATGTTCAGCCCCATCAGCTCAGTCGCCGCCCAGACTAGCGCGTCCATCCTGTCCGGTGAGTCATTATCTTGCTTCCCGGGCGGCGGTGGAACCCATTCTGTCATCTGGCCCTCAAGCTCTGGGAATGATCCGCAGTGATAGCCGCGCCCCAGTTCGTAGATCGCCGCGATTGGCTCTGCTCGTACTGCCTTACCACGGGTTGCGTGTACCGACTTGTAACTCACGTTCTCATTTACAGCGTGAATCGTAGACTCGACCATATCCCCGCCGTTGTTCACCTCGCCGATGATCCGATCTGCATGGTAGTGCGCAAAAGCATTGACGGCAACCGTAGCCCATCCCTTCGGCGTGAACTTGTCGCTCAGGTCTGCCAGCACATACAGCGAGTTCCCCGCACGCCCCGCAACGACTATCCCCGTCTCATCTGACGTTTCGGTCTTGCTCACAGCCGGGTCGATTGCCACGACGATGCGATCCATGTCCGGCACTGACAATGACCGCTTAATCCAGTCGTACTTCCACATCGCCCCCTCTGCCGTATCGAGCCACAGGCCATGCAGGAAACGATCACGCTGGCGACGCGGTAATCCTTCCAGCATATCGAGGTAATCCACTGGGAGGTTATCTAGGTTGTCCGCAGGGTTCATCAGCATCGACGCGTATCTCTCTGGGTGTGGCAACGGCACATTCGTCTTCGGCTGCACCTTCTCGATGAACACACGATGCGACCAGTGCTGCCTATGAGGTGGATTGCAGTCGTAGTATGCGCGATTGATGAGCGGCGTCTTCTCTGCCAAGCGTGACAGCGCCGTTGTGATCGATTGATAGGTAAGCTGACTCGCCTCGTTGAAGAAGATGGTGCTGTACTCCGTGCCCAGTACCTTCTCCGTTCTCTCTTTGTCGTCAAGCCCGCCTAGCCAGATCTCGGACCCATTCGGAAACTCGATGTAGTAGTCACTGCGATTCCACACAACCTGCACATCTGGACATATCAGATCTAGCACCTTCGGCAACGTATCGTGCCAGACTGACGTTTTAACATGGTTGAAGTGCAAGCGCAGTATGAGATGCCGCGACTTGTGCCTGAGCGCCCGCGCTACCATCGCGCATATGAGGATCAGCGTCTTACCTGACCGTGAGCCACCATAGAGCATGATGTGGCGTGCATCTGAGCCAAGCAGATCGAGCGCCTCTAGCTCCTTGGGTGTCTCTCTAAACGTCTTCGTATCGCTTGTCGAAGTGGACATGCACCTCACCCGTATGAGCAATTTCCTGCTTATCGCGCCATTGATCAGGACGCCTATTCTTGAGCCAGAAGATGCAGGCTGTCGTATCTGGCAACGCTACCCGGCTTCTCTCCCCTTCTTGGTATGTGAACCCCTTAGCGCGGCGCAGGAGTGCGGCTTCGACCTCCTCATCTGGAGTAGCCTTCCCCGCCTTTAAGGAACGCAAAAACTCAGGATGCGTTTTCTTCCAGTTATCAAGCGTGCGCACTGTAACGCCCATCTCATGCGCTATCTGCTTATTAGTTAACCCAGCCTGAGCCATCCAAAAGCCAAGTT